AGGTGGGAAGATTATAAAGAGTTTGGTAAAATGGTGGGCATCCCTATCAAAACAGGTAAACATTCTGAAGATGACGGTACATTCAATTCTGATAATGAATACTTGACTATTATGAATACAGCTAGAGTAAAACGTATGGATCTATTAGAATACTATGACTCACGACAAAACATATTAGATATAGAAAGAAACACTTTATACTTACTATCAGAAGAGTTGAAACGATATAAAAAAGAAAAAGGTCTAAAAGACTTTACAGATTTACTAGAAGATTTTATTGCACAAGAAAACAAACCAAACTTTGAAGCTTTGTTTATTGATGAAGCACAAGATTTATCTTTAATACAATGGGAGATGGTTAGATCTATGTGGGCTAATGCAAATAAAACTTACATTGCAGGTGATGATGACCAAGCAATATTTAAATGGGCTGGAGCTGACGTAGACCATTTCATAGCTTTGAAAGAAGAAGTTAATGATATTAAAGTATTAGATCAATCATATAGAATACCTGGTGGTCCTATCCATGAGCTATCACAAAAGATAATTAGTAAAGTACAAAATAGATTTAACAAAGATTATAAACCTAGAACTGAACACGGAATACTAAAAAGATATTCTGATGTTACACAGGTTGATATGTCAAAGGGGAACTGGTTGGTCTTGTCTTCAGCCAATCATTTCCTTGATGATGTAAAAGATTTGTGTGAGTTACAGGGTTGGTATTACCAACATAGAGGCGTTAACTCTGTACCATTAAAACTTTTAATAGCTTTAAATAACTGGGAGAAGTGGCGTAAAAAAGATCCAATACAAGGTGCTACAAGTTTATTGGGTCCTGTTGAAATAAAAAATATTTATGAGTATCTTGGAGCAAATGTCTTACCTGGTTTTAAAACAGGTAAACTTCTTCATTCTGAGGAAAAATATACGTTGAAAGAGTGTATGCAAAAGTATGGATTACTTACAGATAAAGTTTGGTATGAATCTTTTGATGGTCTAGATACCATCACAGAAAACTACATTCGTAATATGCGGGCGAATGGTGAACAAATAAATAAAAATCCTCGTATTATTATGTCAACAATACACGGAGCAAAAGGAGGTGAAGCTGATAATGTTTTGCTTATGCAGGACCTGACCAATGCAGCACTAGAAACTTTTAGTCATGACCCGGATGAATTACATAGATTATTTTATACTGGAGCGACGAGAGCGAAGCGTGAATTACACGTGCTAGATCCTAAAAATTTTGATAAGGCTTATATCATATGATAAGTACAACTCTTTTATTTTCTAAAGCTATATCTGTTATTGATTTAGATATTGATATACAAAAATATAAAAAGATAGCAGACGCATTTGATTACAAACGAACACACGCTGACTTGGTTAACATGTCAAAATCACATAAGGTTTTAGACACACCTAAAATGAAACCACTTAAAAAGATTATAGAAAATAACTTTTATGATGTGATGAAAGAAGTTTATCATTACAACACTAAATTTAAAATGACCACGTCTTGGCTTGTAATATCTAACAAACAAGAACAATCTCAATATCACAACCATAATAACTGTATGTTTAGTGGTGTTTTATATTTACAAACTGGAGAGAATACAGGTCAAATTAGTTTTACTAATTATGAAAACAAAAGATTTAATTTAATTCCTACAAAATGGGATGACGTAAATTGTAGTGAATTTAGAATTGTTCCAAAAAATGGTAGACTAATTATATTTCCATCAGAGGTTTACCATAAAATTTTACAAAACAATTCTGACATAAAGAGATATTCGTTAGCTTTTAATTTTATTCCAATAGGAGAAATAGGAGCAGACGATAGTACAGCAACAATAAAATAAAAGGAGAAAAATGAAGAGTCTAAAAAAACAAATAGGAGGCCAGCACTATCAAAATTTTGTCATTCAACCGGCAGAATTTATCAACAAGAATAGGTTGCAATTTGCGGAGGGGAACGCTATAAAGTATATATGTAGGCATTCCCAGAAGGGTGGCATACAAGATATAGATAAGGCTATACATTATCTAGAAATGGTAAAGGAGAGAGATTACAAGTGAGAAGCACACAGATACCCCTATTTACACCCGAAACAGAATGGGTTATGCCCGATGAACTAAAAGACTTACGCGGTGCCAAAGAAGTAGCAATAGATTTAGAAACAAATGATCCACACTTGAAAGAGTTAGGTTCTGGTAATGTCACTGGAAAAGGGCACATTGCTGGCGTTGCGGTGGCCGTAGAAGGCTGGTCAGGCTATTATCCTATACACCACGAGCAAGGTGGCAATATGGATAAAAATCTTGTTTTAGACTGGTTAAAAGATTTGTTCAAACAAGAAGATACAACCTTCATTTTTCACAATGCTATGTACGATATTTGCTGGTTAAGGTCAGCAGGGTTGACCATAAAAGGACCCATAATGGACACTATGATAGCAGCGTCTTTGATAGACGAAAACAGATTATCTTATCAGTTAAACGCTCTCTCTAAATTTTATGTAGGTATAGGTAAAGATGAAAAGATTTTAATTGAAGCTGCAAAAGAATATGGACTAGATGCTAAAGCAGATATGTGGAGATTACCACCAATGTTCGTAGGACAATATGCAGAACGTGATGCAGAAGCAACATTAAAACTTTGGCAAAGATTAAAGATAGAACTTTATAACCAAGAATTGATGGACATATTTAATTTAGAAACAAGATTATTCCCTTGTCTTGTTGATATGAGATTTAAAGGTGTGAGAGTTGATTTAGAAAAAGCACAAAATATTAAACAAAATTTAATTAAAAGGGAAGAGAAAATTATACAAAATATAAAAAAATTAACTGGTGTTGACGTAGAAATTATGGCAGCCAGAAGTATAGCAAAAGCTTTTGATAAGTTAAAACTTCCATATGATAGAACTGAAAAGAGTAAAGAACCAAGCTTTACAAAAAACTTTTTACAAAATCATCCACACGAGTTAGCAAGATCAATTGCAGAAGCAAGAGAACTAAACAAAGCACACACAACATTTATAGATTCTATTACCAAACACGAACACAATGGTAGAATACATGCAGATATAAATCAGATTAGATCAGACCAAGGTGGTACAGTTACAGGTAGATTTAGTATGTCTAATCCAAATTTACAACAAATACCTGCAAGACATCCTGAACTTGGCCCAATGATTAGATCTATATTTGTTCCAGAAGAAAAACATGTTTGGGGTTCATTTGATTACTCACAACAAGAACCAAGGATTCTTGTACACTATGCGAAGTTACAAAACTTAGAAGGTGTTGATGAGATTGTTGATGCATATAATGCTGGCGATGCAGACTTTCACCAGGTTGTTGCAGATATGGCTGGCATAGAACGTAAGCAAGCCAAGACAATTAATTTAGGTTTGATGTATGGTATGGGTAAAAATAAATTAATGGCAGAACTAGGTTTAATGAAAGAGTCAGCAGAAAAATTAATTAGACAATACCATGTCAAAGCACCTTTTGTAAAAAAACTAATGGACAATGTATCTCGTAAAGCAAACGACAGAGGTAAGATTAGAACTTTACTTGGACGTGCCTGTCATTTTGATTTATGGCAGCCAGTTCAATTTGGGGTTTTTAAACCTCTACCTTTAGAACAAGCAAGAAAAGAATATGATGAACCATTAAAAAGAGCTTTTACTTACAAAGCTTTAAACAAATTAATACAAGGATCCGCGGCGGATATGACAAAAAAATCTATGGTAGCTTTATATGAAAATGGTATAATACCTCACATTCAGATTCATGACGAGGTAGACATCTCTGTGGAGTCTGACAAAAAAGCAGAAGAAATAATACAGATTATGGAAGCTGCTGTTGAATTAAAAGTTCCTAATAAAGTAGATTATGAAAAGGGGGCTAACTGGGGTGAAATTAAATAATGGCATATTTAAATGCAAACATACCTGCGACGTACGCACAAATAAGAAAAGAATATCTTTATGATCTTAAGAAACATCATGGAGAAGTTGAAGACTGTATTATCTTTGGTCTTACTAGTATGGGGGGCCGTGCTATATTATTTCATGCTATTATGGGTAACGGTGCAATTTTTTATCGCCTTCCAATTAGCGCGTTTATTCAACAAGGATTTAAGCCAAGCGAAGTACCACGAAGGCGTTTGGATGAACTGGAGCTTTGGAATTCTTTCTCTTATTATCCTACTGTTATTACTTGGAATATTTTAAGTGCAGCCTCTGGTAAATACATTGGTAAAGATAAAAAATGGCATCATGGTAAATACCTATTTACCGTTGACTGGGCACACCCAGATGGTAATATACTAGATACCGACCATTCGGAGATTCCGCACGAACATAAGTGCGCTCACATAATTGCTCTTGATGATGGCAATTTTGCAGCACAACCTAACAACAGATGTATATGGGACTTACCTTCTTTCACAGTGAAAGATAATATACCTGATTGGAAAGTGCAGACAAATGAATGGAACGTCGAGGATACAGGTAAGTGGAAAACGGAAGATACTGATAGTTTCTTCTATGAAATTGAGGAAAAAAAAGATGTATAAAAAATTTATAGAGCCAATTTGGTTTTGGATCAAAAAAATCTGGAGAAAAATAACAGATTTTATATCTAAAAAATTTGATTAATTCTTAACGCGCGTATAAGATAGGGTGATAACGGGAGACTGATATCACCCGCTAATAATATGAAAACAATACCCGACGCGATAAGCGACATAAAAAGGTTTACGAGAAGAGCGATAGATATACCATTATCTTGGATGGAACACATTGGTAGTAAGATGAATGTGTATGCCTGGAACAAGAGATGGGGAAATAGAAAAAAAGGCTATGGCTACAGAAACGAAGACTTGTAAAAATTGTTACCACGAGTGCCATTGTGATGGAGACTTACACGCAGACGAATACGGTGTTTGTGTTTGTGATGAATGTAAATGTTAATTAGGGAGTTTAGTTATGAGATGGCTAAAAAAACTATGGAACCGTTACGTGAATTGGTTATTTAATGAGCACAAAAAATATGAAAAAAAGTAAAAGTAAATTAGATTGGTTCAAAAAAAATATAGTAATTGTGCCTGTTGTAGGAGCAATCCTAGCCGGGACTTTTACATCTGTTAGATATGTATTGACTATGACAGATACTATTCAAGTTAATAAAGAAATATTAGAAACTGTAACACAAGATTTAGCACTTCAAAAAGAAGTACTTGCTGATATTAAAAATAGATTAGCGAGAGCAGAAGCAACATGGGATATGGCAGAAAATATATTCCAACAACTAGCGGACCAAGTAAGGAGACATGAATACGATATTAAAGACCTCTCTCGTTAATTTAGCGTGGATATTATTTTTCTTGTTTGTGGTGACAGCATCAGCACAAGCACGTAACGAATACTTAAACGATGGTACAAACAGCTGCGATCAAGGCAGTTGGGAGGCATATACAGAAGTGAGACAGCATGAATATAAAAGTGGTAATAATGATGAATCACAAAACCAAACACTAGGTTTTAGATTTAGAAAATCTATTGGTCCTGTGTGTGACGAAGAGTTCGCTGAAGAACAAAGATTAAAACAAAAATTAAAAACACAATTAGAACTTGTAAAAGAATGTAAAAGAGTGCCTAGAATTAATCCACCACCAATAGAATTTGCTGAATTAATTAATATGTGTAGTAAACTAGGTCTTGTTTCTGCGGCTTCTTTTGAGGACAGACCTGACGATAGCATTAGTTACTGGACTGTGTTAAAAGATGGTTGGAAAAAAGAGAATCCGGACAGACCGGTATT